ATTCTCACAGTCTGTTGGTAAAGAGTTTGAACAAATTGAAGAAGCACCAGGCGAAGAAGATGGAGTTGACGGAGTTACTGGGCAAACTGTAAGGGGCATGGCAAGATTAAAAGCTCGCTATCCAAAAGCAGAGTCTGATTTAGAATTAATGTTAGCGGCAATTATTGATAACAAAAATTTAATTAAAACAACTGATTTTGATAATGATGAAGAGGCAGATGATCTTGCTGCTCGTTTAGACAAAATAGAAAAAACAGTAAAAAATATAAAAAGTAAAAAAGAGTCAGTTAAAGAAGCTGATCTTAATGAAGCAGTTCCATTTGTAGCAGCGGCAATTTGGGTTATTAAGTGGGCTATTAGATATGGCGCATGGCCTGTGATCAAATGGTTACTAAAGAAACACGGCGGAAAAATCATTGGCGGCGCAGCAGCAGCATACTATATTGATCAAGGATGGGATTGGGTTGAGGATAAGATTGGTGCAGAATATGCACAAATGCTAATCGACAACAAGTTTGAAATCGGTATGGCAGTTGCACTTATTATCGGCGCAGTTGCACTTAAAAAGTATATGGAAAAACAAGGCGATAAACTTGTTAAAGCAAACGAATCAATGATCGAAAAGGCTCCGCCAGGCAGAGAAAAACAAGTTAAAGCACTAAAGAAAAAGTTTGACGATCCTAGCGCACCATATGCTATTGCGTGGGCACAGCACAACAAGAAGAAAAAGTAATGGATGAACTCGAGCGTATAAAGAAACTTGCAGGCGTAAACGAATTCAAAGGTTACACAGAGTATACTCTTGAGAACATTAGTGACGCAGCTAATGCAAATGCTAAAAAAATGCGTAAAGATAATATTAAGCCAGGCGACAAAGAATGGTTTGAATTGTGGTTTGGATTACCTAAGATGACAGGTGAAAATATGCCAGCAGGATTTAGAGGACGTAAAAAGAAATGATAAACGACAAAGGCACTTGTAAAAGTTGTGGTCATAAGTGTCATTGTCATTCTCCCGATTGTAAATATTGTATTAACGATGTTTGCGTAAAATGTAATTGTAAAGAGACACAATGAAAAAATGGTTCTACAAAATATGGCGTAGTTGGAACCCATGGTATGTACTAGAAGTAGATCACCGCGGTAAAATTCGTCGTATTGTTGTGGCAGATTTTAAAAAGAAAACACCAAATCATATTAAAGGTAGAACTAACCACGGTGAATGGTTTGAATTAAAAAGTGCTACGCCTATGGATTACTATATTGAGGAATATAAGGAAGATTTAAAATGAAAATGTCAGACTTATCCGACTTAAATGAAGATGGAAGAATAGTAAAAGGTGTTAACACAACTCCAGATGTAAGCACTGATGAAATAAAAACACAAGCTGCAAAATTTGGTTTTAATGTAGACAAGGATGGACGTCCGCCTACACTAAGTAAAAAAGTTAAAGGTAAATCAACTAACGTATTGTTTAATCTAGGGCTTGCTGAAGGTTACAAACTACAACTAGAACGTGATCGTAAAATGCTTGTTTTAAATATCACAAATACAAAAACTGGACGCCGCACTGAAGTACGTGGTAAGCCAGGTTATGAAACAGGTGGGTACGATCCTGATGACAATTTACACCAACTATTAGATACTATTGGTAAGAGCGTTGATATTTCACAGCTAATGAACGGCGAGCCTGTAGGTATTAATCCTAAACACCCAGACGGTACTAAAGCAAAGACTGCTACTGACAAAGCATACAATGAAGAACGTTTTACAGCACTAGAATGGGCTTGTATAGAAGGTGGTCATAGTTTAGATGATTTAGACAAGCCTACACCAACTATAGCAGAGCTTGTTAAAATGCACGATGTACCTGCTAAACAAATACTAAAACAACTTGAAATGGGCATCGAAGTAGAATACGAACACACTAGTGATTTTGAAGTTGCTAAAGAAATAGCATTAGATCACATTGCCGAAGATCCAAGTTATTATGACAAACTAAAATTTATAGAAAACTTCGCTGATGGTAAGAAAAAAGGCAAAAGCAGACCAGGGCGTGTAAAACGTTCAGGTGCAAGTTGTAATGGCAGTGTAACAGCACTACGCAAACGTGCTAAGAACGCAAGTGGCGAAAAGGCTAAGATGTATCACTGGTGTGCTAATATGAAGTCAGGTAGGAAGAAGAAATGAAGATCAACGAGGTTACCGAAGAAGTTATACCAGTTAACAATACTGAACATGCTGTAGAACGGTTGAAAGTTGCTGCTGAACTTTGTAGTAAAATGGGCGATCAGCCTATTCTTTACAGAGCAATGCACGGAAGCACATATCATGGTGGTGCTAAAAACAATCTAATACAAAAAATAACCAATCCTGCAAGAAAAGGTGTAATGGGAAACCATAATCCTATACAGACAGCAGTGATTAAAGGTCTGAACATTGCTAGTCCAGCACAAGCAACTACAGTAGCACCTAAGAGCAACAGCAACTATTTTGGTACAAATCATATAATAATTCCAGGTGGCGATGTTAAAGCATACTGGAACCCGGACATAGACGACTTAGGTGGCTTCAAAGGATATGACCCACAATACGCTCAAGGTGCTGGACCTAGCGGCGGTACTATTAGTCGCAGAGATGAGCCAGAAGGTGAAGAATTACAAAAAATACTAAGTGGTTACCAAAAAGGTATTCCTAGTTATAGCCAACACAAAGGCGAAGTTATATTAGATACAGAGTTCTATTATATGCTAAACTTAGAATCGTTTTTGAGTAAGTTTGGCGGTAAGAAAGTCAAAGAATTAATTACTATTGATAATAGGAAAAGTTTTGCTGCTATCAAACAAGATCTATTGGTAGATAAGTTTAAAACATATCGTGATGTTGGATGGTATCTAGCAAATCCTGCTACAAATATGATGAAGTGGATTGCAAGTAAAGAAAAAGAAAGACAGTAATAATGAACATTAAGTATTACGTTAAAAAGTATAAAGAACACGAAGCACGTAGAGCAACTACTAATGAACGTAATGCATTTTGGAAACAATATAACAAACAAGAACTTGACAGCGACACAAGTTTTGATATGGGAAAATACACATGAAGATGAATGAATTATTAGACGAAGTAGTAACCGCTGGCAGCACTAGTGCTGGATCAATTGCTACTGTAGCAAGTGTACCAGGTGCTAAACGTAAAGTAAAAAAAGATAAAAATGGTATACCAAAAGCGCCACAAGCTACAAATGCCGACGGTACTGCTAAAAATGCACTTGATATGAAAACCAACGTAATGGGCGGCAAGACTATTAAGAGATAAATACTACATAATACGTATTGGAGCACCTCAATGAGAGAAAAAGAAATTAGCGAAGGATTAGGCGACTTAGCACACGCTGCTGAAAAAGACCATGAAGTACAAATGGCTCGTGCTGATCTTTACAAACTAGCAAAGTATGCAATCAAACTACACGACATGCTAAAAGGCGTTAGTGAAGCTGAAGGCTTAGAAGGTTGGGTACAATCAAAAATTACTAAATCCGCAGATATGATTGGTAGTGTTTATCATCATATGGACTATGAAGAAAGTCCAATGTCAGAAGAGCCAATGGGCGAAGTAACAGAAGCAAAAGATACACATTGCTCAGACAAATGCTGCGGCGCTGATGTTAAAGCAGAAGATTGTACTTGCAAACCAAGTTGTGAACATTGTAATTGTAATTCAGTTAGTGAAGGTAAAAGCCCTCATAAAAAAGGTACTAAAAAGTACAAGAAGCATATGGCTGCAATGCATGCCGAAAGCCTACAAGATCGTCTAGCAAAAAAACTTTCTGAAGCAACACAAACTTGCAACGAATGTGGCAAAGCTATGTTAACTGCTTCTGAAAAGAAAGAACTTGCAGAACTTGAAGAAGGCAAGCGTCACGGCAACAGCAAAATCTACAAGAAGTGCTGGAAAGGCTGTCGTAAAGTAGCAGGAGTGCCGCGTGGCGAACCTGGCTCGTGCAAGTGTGATTAATTATGGACTAAAGTAAAATGAAAAAGTTAGACATAGAACAAGCCGAACCGATTCGAAAAAAGTTTGCTCCAGACTGGGAGATTCGCAAGGGCAAGTATCTATATAAGAAAGTAGCGTTTGATGATTACAATCAAGTGCTACGCTTTTTAATGGTTATCGAAAAGCCACAAATCAAACTAGATCACTTTGCTGACGTAGGAGTCTTTTATAACGAAGTTACTATGATGGTATACACACACGATGTGGGCGGACTTACACAGCTAGACTTCGAACTTGCACTATATATTGATGAAGCATTAAAACTAATGGGTGCAAAAAAGTTAGATGAAATTATTCCGGCAGTAGCAGCAGTTGCAGGTGGCGTTGCAAGAGCCGCAGGCGGAGCAGTAGCAAAAGCAGCAGGCCGAGCAGTAGGCGGAGCAGTAGCAAATACTATATCTGATAAACTTAATGCAAATAAAAAAAATAAAAAGAAACCGATTAAATCAAAGAATAGAACAAAGTAATGCATTTAGTAAATCTTAAACCAGAGTTTACTAACTATCCTTATCTTACAAAACCAATAGAACGACAATTAATCGAAACACTTCCGCTTAAAGACTTTGACAAAGATGGTTATGAGGTTCCGACACCTTTAGAACATTTACATTACGAAAAGAATGGCGTAATACTCAATCGTGAAATACAGTATCATATTGCTCCTGTACAAGAGTGGTATTACGATATGGAAGCAAGCGAACATCATTTAGTACTAGACCATTGTATGTTACTAACACGTTATGCATTTGCTGAAGAAGCAAGAGAGCAGTTAGAAGAAGTATGTGTGAATCGTCCTATACTAAAGAAACTATTAAATATCAAACCTAAATGGGGTATTGACTTTAGTTTAGACTTTGTAACACACGAGATTGTTATGGAAGTGATACATATCGAACAAGACTTTGATAATGTAGAAGAAGCATACAATGCAAAAGAACGTCTCGAAAATATTATTGATAATACAGACTGGTACGAAGGCGCTGTCAAATTATGGAAGCGCAAAGACGAATGGGAAAATCTAAGTTCGGATGACCATTCAGATTATAAAGCACAATTCTTTGGATGGGCTCGTGCTTTTGATAATAAAAAAGTATTTTCTACTTGACATTAACCTAAATATATTATATACTATAAGAAACAATGGAGATAATCTTATGAGTGATCGTACCTACGGTAATGAAGAAAAAGCCAAACTAGAACGTCTAGTTAAAGAAGGCGTAACAGTACTACAAGAAATTGAAGACTTAAATGAAGGTTTAAAGGAAACTGTAAAAGCAGTTGCAGAAGAACTTAATGTAAAACCAAGTTTGATTAATAAAGCTATTAAAGTTGCAAAAAATCGTGACTGGGGCAAACATCAAGATGAGTTTGAAGATCTTGAGACAATTGTTGCTACTACAGGATACGATAAAGATTAATGAAACTTTTAGGATTAAGACTTTGCGAGCACGATAGTAATTTATCTTACTATGACGGCAATAGTCTTCGTTATCACAAAACTGAAAGATTTTATCAAAAAAAACATCATGCAGTAAATGATATCTTTAAGTGGAAAGAAGAAATTTATAGAGCTTGGGGAATTACCGAAGCAGAGATTGACGAAATTGCAATTATAGTTGACGCATGGAAATACGAAGATTGCGGATTTGATAGATTTTTCCCTGCAATTAATTGGAATTTTTTAAATACAAATATTCCTACAACAAGATTAAATCATCATTATGCACATGTTCTAAGTAACTATGAAGCTAGGAATATCGCAGATGTATCTATTGTAATAGATGGATATGGTGATTATGGTATAGGACATACTGTTTTTAAGAATAACCTAATAAAAGATATGGGTACTATACATAGACACGGGTCTTTAGGTATAGAAATGTGTATGCTTGCAGAGAGTCTAGGAATAAAAGCAGAACATTTTGTTGACCTAAGTGGTAAATTGATGGGGCTACAATCTTATGGAAAACTAGATAAAGAATTTTATAATAATACTATCAGTAATTATAGTATGTATAACCTAAGACAACTATTTTCTTTCCAAAGATGGGTTGAACATAAAAATAGTTCAGTTCTAGCAGATCATACTAAATTAGATTGGATAAGAACCTTGCATGACGCAATAGGAGAAATTCTATTGAATTATTTTAAAACGTTTGCAAATAAAACTGATACAATTAACTACTCTGGTGGTGTAGCTCAAAATGTAATTTGGAATAGTAAAATTAGAGATTATTTTCCTAATTTAATTATTCCTCCACACTGTGCTGATGATGGCTTGAGTCTAGGTGCTGTAGAATACTTAAGAATAAAAAATAATATATCTGAATTTGATTTAAAAGATTTTCCCTATTCTCAGAATGATACACCGACTGAACTTATATCAGATGAAACTATTGCGAAAGCTGCACAGGCACTAAGCGAAAACAAAGTTGTAGCATGGTATCAAAACAATGGTGAAGTAGGTCCAAGAGCTTTAGGAAATAGATCAATATTGATTAACGCTTCAGCTAAAGATGCGAAAGAAAAAATTAATAAGATTAAAAATAGAGAACAATACAGGCCATTCGGTGCTACTGTATTAGAAGAATATAAAGATGATATTTTTTCTAATCTAGGTTACAATCCATATATGCTATATGTAGGCAATACAAAAGACAAAGAAAAATATTCATCTATTACTCATGTTGACGGTACATGTAGAGTACAAACTATTTCTAAAAAAGACAATAAATCATTTTACAAATTACTAAAATTGTTGTATAATAAGACAAACGTTCCGGTAGTACTGAACACCAGTTTAAATATAGCAGGTAACCCTATAGCAGGAGATCCACAAGATGCATATAAGTTATACGAAACATCAGAAATTGATGTTTTAGTTATTGGAAATCAGTATTATGAAAAAATGTAGGAGAAACATTTGAGTTATGTAGACGCTTTTTTCGATCGAGGTCAAGATATCATTCGAGTTGTCGAAAGAAAAGATGGTAAAAGAGAATATCAAGAGTATAATGCAAAATATACTTTTTATTACAAAGACGAACGGGGCAAGTATAAAAGTGTGTACGGTGATCCGCTAAGTCGTATTGTATGTAAGAATACAAAAGACTTCCGCAAAGAAGTTGCTATTAATAGAGATAAGACGCTTTTTGAAAGTGATATTAATCCAATCTTTCAGTGTTTGTCAGCAAATTATCTCAACCAAGATGCTCCTAAACTAAACATTGCGTTTTTCGATATTGAGACTGACTTTGATCCAGAGCGTGGCTTTGCTGATCCTGCAGATCCGTTTATGCCTATTACTTCTATAAGTATATACTTACAATGGCTAGAAACTATGATCTGCCTAGCAGTTCCGCCAAAGACACTTACAATGGAAGAAGCTGAAAAAGAACTAGAAGGCATTGAAAACGTAATGCTGTTTGCTAAAGAAGGTGACATGATTGACACTTTCTTAACACTGATCGAAGATGCTGATATCTTGAGTGGATGGAACAGTGAAGGATATGATATTCCATACACTGTAAACAGAACTGCTCGTGTACTAAGCAAAGATGACACACGTAGATTTTGTTTATGGGGACAACTTCCTAAGAAACGTGAGTATGAAAAGTATGGCAAATCAGCTGTTACCTTTGACCTAATAGGCAGAGTGCATTTAGATAGTTTGGAATTATATCGTAAATATACATATGAAGAACGACACACATATAGACTTGATGCCATTGGCGAAATCGAAGTTGGAGAAAATAAAGTTCCTTATGAAGGTACTTTGGATCAGTTGTATAACAATGACTTTAGAAAGTTCATCGAATACAACATACAAGATACCGCACTACTTGACAAACTAGACAAAAAACTACGTTTTATTGACTTGAGTAATACTGTTGCACACGAAAACACTGTGCTACTACAGACTACAATGGGCGCTGTTGCTGTTACAGAACAAGGTATTGTTAACGAAGCACATAATAGAGGTTTACAAGTTCCTAATAGACGTCCACGTGACGATACAGAAAATACACAAGCTGCTGGTGCTTATGTTGCGTTTCCAAAGAAAGGTGTACATAAATGGGTTGCTAGTATGGACTTAAACAGTCTATATCCAAGTGTAATTCGTGCATTAAATATGGCTCCAGAGACTATTGTAGGACAAATACGTCCTGAGATATCTGAGGCCCGAGTACACGAAGACATGAATCTTAAGAAGAAAAGCTTTGCAGGTAGTTGGGAAGGACGTTTTAGTACTGAAGAATACGAAGCAGTTATGGAGCAACGCAAAGATATTTCGTTAACCGTTGACTGGGAAGACGGGCGTACAGATGTACTAAGTGGTGCTGAGTTGTATCAAGTTATTTTTGATAGTCACATGCCGTGGATGATCAGTGCTAATGGCACTATCTTTACAATGGAAAATGAAGGTGTTATTCCAGGACTACTAAAGCGTTGGTATGCTGAACGTAAAGATATGCAGAAGATGCTAAAAAAAGCAAAAGACGCAGGTAATAAGGCAGAAATTGAATACTGGGATAAACGACAGTTAGTTAAGAAGATTAACTTGAATAGTTTGTATGGTGCTATTCTTAATCCAGGATGCAGATTCTTTGATAAACGTATCGGACAATCAACTACACTTACCGGACGTACTATTGTTAAGCACATGAGTGCTGAAGTTAATAAAACTATTACAGGCGAGTATAATCATGTAGGCGAAGCAATGATATATGGCGATACTGACTCTTGTTACTTTAGTGCATGGCCAATACTTAAAGATGATGTTAACAATGGCAAACTTGAATGGTCCAAAGAAAAATGTATTATACTTATGGATCAAGTATGCGAACAGGCAAACACAACATTTCCAAAGTTTATGGCAGAAGCATTTCATTGTCCAAAAACCCGTAGTGATGTTATTGCAGCAGGTAGAGAAATTGTAGCACAGTCTGGATTGTATATTACTAAGAAACGTTATGCAGCACTAGTAATTGACAATGAAGGCTTTAGAACTGACGATGATGGTGTAGGCAAAGTAAAAGCAATGGGCTTAGACTTGCGTAGATCAGATACGCCTGTGTTCATGCAAGACTTCTTGAAAGAACTACTGCTAATGGTACTTACTGATGTTCCGCAACAACAAGTACTAGACCGTATTACAGAATTCCGTAAAGAATTTAGTGCAAGACCAGGTTGGGAGAAAGGTTCACCTAAACGTGCAAACAAAGTTGGACACTATCAAAGACTAGAAGAAAAACAAGGCAAGGCAAATATGCCAGGCCATGTTCGTGCAAGTCTTAACTGGAACACACTAAAACGTATGAATGGTGACAAGTATTCGCAAGAGATTGTAGATGGTATGAAAGTTATCGTATGCAAACTCAAGCAGAATCCATTAGGCTACACAAGTGTTGCGTATCCTACAGATGAGCTGCGTATTCCTGAATGGTTTAAAGAACTTCCGTTTGATGACGCAGCTATGGCAGAAACTATTATTGACAACAAACTAGATAACTTGATTGGTGTGTTGAACTATCCATTAGAGGATACTAAATCACACACTACATTTGGTAGTCTATTTGAATTTGGAGATTAAAATGAAAATCGGTTTTACATGTTCAACCTTTGATTTATTACATGCTGGACATATACAAATGTTACGTGAAGCAAAAGAACAATGTGATTATCTTATATGCGGATTACAAACAGATCCTAGTGTAGACAGGCCAGAAAAAAATCCACCAGTGCAGACTATTGTAGAAAGATACACACAGTTAAAAGGTGTAAGCTATGTAGATGAGATTATTCCATACGGCACTGAACAAGACCTAAATGATATCTTGACAATGTACAATATTGATGTTAGAATATTAGGTGAAGAGTATCGTGAAAAGGATTTTACGGGCAAGGATATTTGCAAGAAGCGGGGTATCCAGCTACACTTTAATAAAAGAGATCACCGCTTCTCATCCAGTGACTTGCGTAAAAGAGTCACAGAAAGAGAAACAAATGGATAGACAAACTGACCCTACTGCACGTGAGTTAAGAAAAATTTTTGTAGAAAATCAACTAGAATTTTTTGTTAAAGAAGAAAATGAAGGTGTTATCAAAGTACACTTTATAATAAACACTGACAAAAAGGATATATAAATGACTGACGGACCTTTTAAGAACGCATTTGATGCAGACACAGATGGTGTAGTGCGTCGAGAAATTGTAACATATCGTTTGAAGAACGGCGTTATGGTAAAAGAAAGTGCATGTCGTGATTACTATAAAAGTGGCGATTATCATGATTCGCAAAACACTATGCCACTAGTGGAGAGATAATATGTGGACACTTTGGATCGTAAGTAGTGTAATTTATAGCATAGAACCTAAATACACTCGTTATGAAGAGTTTGAAACTGCTATGAGCTGTCATATTGAACAAGCTGTACTAGAAACAGAATTTATACAAAACGAAAAGGCATTTTGCATAAATGAATAAATTTATTTTTGATGTGGACGGTACACTTACTCCTAGTAGAGGATTAATGGATGCAGAATTTAAGTCTTACTTTTTTAAAGTTATAGAACAGTTTGATGTGTTTCTTGTAACAGGAAGCGATTATGCTAAAACAGTAGAACAATGTGGTCAAGATATTTGTGAGTCAGTAAATGCAGTATATAATTGTAGCGGAAGTGAAAAGTGGATATCAGGAGAATGTGTAGTAACTACTGAATGGATGATGGAACGGAAGCCGTTTCAATGGTTAGAAAAAAGACTAGAATATAGTAAATTTCCGTTGCGTACTGGAAATCATTACGAACACAGAACTGGCATGATGAACTTTAGTATTGTGGGGAGAAATGCAAATAAAAAACAAAGACAACAATATGTAGAATGGGATACTAAAGTAGGTGAACGAAATCTAATTGCAGATAAGTTTAACGAATTTTGGTTAGACCTTGAAGCAAGGCCAGGTGGTGAAACAGGAATTGATATAGGTCCAAAAGGTTCTAATAAATCTCAAATATTAAAAGATTTTAATCAAACTGATAATTTAATCTTTTTTGGAGATCGTATGGACGAACAAGGTAACGATTTTCCGTTGTCTAATGCTATTGTACATGGAGTAAATCATCATGTAAATGACTGGCAAGATACAATGAAAATACTACAGGAGAATTATTTATGAAACTAGGAATCGCAGGTTATGGATTTGTAGGTAAAGCGCATCACGAATTTTTTAAAAATTATACCGATGTAGTAATCACTGATCCAGCATATGATAATTTATCAGATAGATTCCCTACAGATGTGTCGGCTATAATAATATGTGTTGCAACTCCGCAAGACAAAGATGGAAGTTGTTATGTACAAAATATATTAGATGTGATTGAACAATCACCAAATGTACCTTTCTTGATTAAATCAACATTAAGCTTAGAAGGTTGGAATAAAATTAAAGAACATTATCCAAATGCAAGTCTAACATTTTCTCCAGAATTTTTAAGAGCAGAAACTGCTGTGAATGACTTTTTAAAGACAAAGGTATTTTTACTAGGAGGCGACGACATAGACTTTTGGAAAACAATTTTTGCAACCACGAATAAAGATTTACAATTTGAAGAATACAGTGCCGAAGAACTTATACTAACAAAATATGTTAGAAATAGTTTTTTAGCATTAAAAGTAGCATTTTTTAATCAAATATACGATTTGTGTCAGGCATCTAATATTGATTACAATAACGTTACTAAAGGTGTAACACAAGATAATAGAATAGGTAGTAGTCATACTACAATCACTGAGCAACGAGGTTTTGGAGGACACTGTTTTCCAAAAGACACAAGTGCTATTTGTTATACAGCAAATAATAAATATGGAGTAAATTTGAGTATATTAGAAAAAGCAATAGAATATAATACTCAAATAAGAAAAAAATAATGAAAATTTTATTAACTGGACATCGAGGATTTATCGGTAGTGCATTATTAGAACGACTTCGTAAAAATAATCAAGTAATCGGTTTTGATCTAAAAGACAGTGCAGACCAAGATTTATTAACTTGTGACTTTAGAGAAGAGTTTGATTTAATTATACATCTCGCAGGTAAAAGCGGTGTACGTGAAAGTTTGAAAGACCCTGCAGGATATTGGAACAACAACGTAGAAGCAAGCAGACGCTTGTTTGAACGCTATCCTGATACACGTATACTATATGCGAGCAGTTCGAGTGCTTACGAGCCCGATTTGAACCCTTATGCAGCATCTAAGTACATACTAGAAGAACTAGCATCACGTTATCCTGACGCACTAGGCATGCGTTTCCACACAGTGTACAGTGACAGTTGTCCTAGAGAGAATATGTTCTTTAACAAATTACGCAGCAGTACACTAGAATACACAACTAGACACTACAGAGACTTTATTCATTTAGAAGATATTCTAGATGCAATTGAAATCTTAATAGCAAAAGAACATGTCAATGGTACAATTGACATAGGTACGGGGCATCCAGTTAGGATCCAAGACCTAGCACCGGACTTGCCAGTGCGTCTAAATACCCCAGGAGAGCGGAACTGGACTTGTGCTAATATGGAAAAAATTCGAGCATTAGGCTTCGAACCTAAATACACAATAGAAAAGTTCTTGACAAACGCCGATTTAGGTAATATAATAAAACTACACAATGGAGAAACAGTATGAAAGACATCCTACAAGATATTGTAGCACACACGCACTCGCTAGGCTTTTTAAGTATTGTAAAAGTTTCAGGCGAAAACGAAACAACAATTGATTCAATGGCAGAAGATCGTTCTGTTATTTTGAGTGCAACAACAAACCATAAGATTGCAGATGGTACATTTGGTATGCCTAACTTAGAAAAGTTAGCATTGCATTTAAAAAATCCAGAATATCAAAAAGATGCAAAAATTGAAGTAGTACAAGCAGAGCGTAACAGCGAAACTATTCCAACACACATTCATTTTGAAAACAATGCTGGTGATTTCCAAAATGATTATCGCTTTATGAACAAAGCAATTATCGAAGAGAAATTAAAGACTGTAAAGTTTAAAGGTGCAAGTTGGAATGTAAGTATTAATCCGAGCATCGGTGCTATCGGACGTATGAAGTTGCAAAGTGCAGCACATTCAGAAGAACCTACGTTTAATGTAACAACTGCTGAAACAGGCGGAGTAACTGATCTTGTGTTTAGTTTTGGTGACGCAAGTACACACGCAGGTAAATTTGTATTCGAGGCTGCTGTAGAAGGCAATCTAGCTCACACATGGAGTTGGCCAGTATCACAAGTGCAAGCAATTCTTGGATTAAGTGGTGATAAAACTATGAGTATTTCAGATCAAGGTGCAATGCAAATTAGTGTTGATAGTGGTATGGCAACTTATGACTATATTCTTCCAGCACAGAGTAAGTAATTTATGACACCTGATCAAGTAACATTTGCTATACTAAGTTGGATCGCCTTAACCAGTTTCATTTATACTGTTACTGGTTGGCGAAATATTCTAGAATGTTATAAGCTTTGGTTTACTAGAGCGTATTGGACAAACTATAATATTATTGAAGCAGCTAGCTGGATTGCCAAAGCTGTTATTATTATTCCGGCACTTATATTTGGTATTAATATTTGGCAACTATACTTTATAGCACTTTTTACTAGCCTATCTCTTATATGGGCAAGTAACAAAAAACTTTTACCTACCCTTGTTGGTTTTAACACTTTGTGGATTTGGTTAAGTATGATGGTAATTTCACAAAACGTTATTGGATAGAATATGAATAAAGATTTAACTGCCGCACAAAATGATTATGCACACTTCCTTCCTGCACTAAGTGGTTTTTATGCTACTTATGTGGGTAAGCAACGGTTTGACGAATACGTTCCTCAAAATCGTATACCTGCAAATTTTCCTAACGGCATAGAAACATTAAACTATCTTAATAAAAATGAAGGAGCATTTCAATATAAGTGGACTCTTTACTCTGCAGGACATGCTGATTTAGATACTACGAAAGAAGTACCTAAAGAAGACATGGTGCGTAATAGAGATAGAGAAAATACTTGGTTGTTAGGTGACTCAGGTGGCTTCCAGATTGGTAAGGGTGTATGGGAAGGTGATTGGAAAGATCCTAATTGTCCTAAAGCACAAAAGAAACGTGACGGAGTGTTACGTTGGATGGACGCTTACATGGACTATGGAATGATTCTTGATATTCCAGCGTGGGTTGCACGTAGTCCTGCAGGTGCAAAGGCTACTGGCATTAGCACATATCAAGAAGCTGTTGCTGCAACACGTATTAACAACGACTACTGGATGAAGCATAGAACAGGTGCTTGTAAGTTCCTTAATGTATTACAAGGTGAGAACTTTGATGATGCTGAGGATTGGTACGAGCAAATGAAAGACTATTGCGATCCAGTTAAGTATCCTGACAATCACTTTAATGGGTGGTCAATGGGTGGTCAAAATATGTGTGATGTTGAGCTTGTACTTAAACGTATTGTTACACTGCACTATGACAACCTATTACAAAGCGGTGTACACGATGTAATGCACTTCCTAGGTACGAGTAAGTTAGAGTGGGCTACACTGCTAACAGACGTACAACGGGCTGTACGCAAGCACTATAACCCAACATTCATGGTTACTTTCGATTGTGCTAGTCCGTTCCTTGCAACTGCAAATGGACAAATTTATACATCTAATGAAACACCTGAAAACGGCAAATGGACTTATAGAATGTTGCCTAGTGTAGACGAACTAAAGTATGCAACAGATACTAGAACGTTTAAGGACGCTACGACACAGGACGGCATTTTCAAAGTATTTGAAGATAGTCCCTTAACTGCCGGATTACTAATAAATGACATTTGTACATACAAAAAAGGTGACCGCAATAAAATCGGAACACCTAAAGTAAATGCAGGCGAAGTTGAACTTGATAAGAATGATCAACCTGTATTAGACGACAATGACAATCCTATTGTGCGTAAAAAGGACTCTACAAGCTGGGACAGCTTTAGTTACGCTATTCAAATGGGCCATAATGTATGGACTCATATTAATGCAGTGCAGGAAGCAAACAGACAGTATGATGCCGGTGTTATTCCTAAGATGTTAAAAGGTGATAAATTCCAAGTACACACAATACGTGATATGATTAACGAAGTTTTTGAACAACCTACTAAAGAACTATCGTTAGCTAAGATTATAGAGTATCGTTCATACTGGATGCAAGTTCCAGGTACACGCGGCGCAATTGGTAAAAAGACAATATCAGCTAAACCGATGTTTGACAAGCTGTTTGACGTAAAAGAAACTAAAGATACTGACGAAAAAGAACTAGACGAAACTAAATTAGAGGAACTTGAGGATGAGCAACTTTGAAGACGAAGTAGACAAACTACAGGCGCATTTAGAAGAACTTACACGCAAACACAGAGAGCTCGACGTTGAGCTTGAAGTAGAGTATAATAATATAAACATTACTCCAGAAGTTCGACGTTTAAAAACTATGAAGCTATATCTAAAAGATGAAATACATCGTATTCACACAAAACTAGAGCAGCTACAATGAAGCGTGATTATAAAACAGGTGAAGCAGACAGTATTACATTCTTTACAGGCATAGAAGTTGAAAAGACTCCTGCGTTTGGAATGAAGACATTGTTTGTTACTGGCATTCAGAGCTTTCATGATATTATGGAGTTCTACAACAGAGAAGGTTGCGAACACATATTCTTTGGTGCTAATCATAGTTATAACCCTGTGACAGCAGATGACTTCGAAGACTGGGATCTAATGATCCGTGCGTTTACAGATCAAAACATTCTATGCAGTCTAGACATTCCTAGTACTATTAATTTGGAATGGTTCTTAGACGGAGGTCTAGTTGAAAGTGATAACTTTATTCCGCAACTGCGTGTTGTAGTACCGTATAGCAAACTATGGAACTACAACACAATGATTAAAATTGACGACAAAGATTTTAAAGCAAGCAATCCAGGCGTTTGGTGCCATAGCCTGCATGACTTGATGGACCGTGATAAATTTACGGATTGGAGTAAATATGGCCTTGACAAAGTTCTTAAATGAAAGTATACTAATACTATGGAACAACGCGAATCGTATTATAATTACATGCAACGCAGATTGAGAGAAGAAGACAAAATGGATAAAGCAGAACGTAGTATCTGGGTAACCTTTACAAAAGAAGGTGTACATATGTACCCAGGCGCAGATACTGATCCTAAACTAGCAACCGGCGATTGGGATGACGTATCATTCCTTGGTATTCCACATCGTCATATTTTTCACTTTCGTGTTCGTATTGAAGTATTTCATAACGATCGCGATATTGAATTCATTCAGTTCAAACGCTGGATGGAACGGTTGTATGCTGAAGTAGATAGTTCTACAGCAGTACTACAACTAGATCACAAGAGCTGCGAAATGATTGCAGATGACTTGTATAAAGAAATTTCTGCAAAGTATCCCGGCCGCTTTGTAGAAATCAGCGTAGCTGAAGATAACGAAAATGGCTGTCAAATTATTTACCCAGCATAAAGGAATTAGGTAAATGACTATCAAAAATCCGGTAGTAAATAAAGTGTTTAACGATCTTGACGCTTTTCTCGACTTTTGTCGCTTCGAAGGTCCAGGCTATGTTTATAATGAAAAAGATTTATATAAACGTGATGCCCCTGTATGGATTGCATATCAAAAGTGGCAAAACTGGAAACGAGCAAAAGCTCGGGCAGAAAGTAGGAAAAGATAATGACAATTCACATTGTAGACATCGAAGCAGTAGACACACGTTATACTAAACAGTGGAAAGAACATCTTCCACGGCAACTGCAACGAGCTACAAATGAGAAAGTAAATGTTATTAGTGGTGGAGAAACTCCTCAAGCAACCACGCCTGGGGCGTTTTTAAACTTTGGCGGTACAAATGTTTACAAAAGTAAACAACTAGAAACCATCGGTGAAATGTTCTGCAAAGGACAAGTAGCCGATGGTGACTATTTTTTATATACAGATGCTTGGAACCCTACTGTTATACAACTACGCTATATGGCAGAACTATTAAGCGTTGACATTAATGTTGGTGGGTTATGGCATGCTGGTAGTTATGATCCTCAAGACTTCTTAGGTAGACTTATAGGCGATAAGCCTTGGGTTAGACATGCTGAAATGTCAATGTTTGAATGTTATGATGACAACTTCTTTGCAAGTGACTTTCATATTGATATGTTTACAGATGTGTTTGATGAAGACTATGCAATAGACTGGGACAAAATACATCGTGTAGGTTGGCCTATGGAGTATCTAAAGAACAGTTTAGATAGTTATAAAGGTATGGAGAAACGCAATCTTATACTCTTTCCGCATCGTGTTGCTCCTGAGAAGCAAGTTGATATCTTTAGAGACTTAGCAGATCAACTTCCTGAGTACGAGTTTGTTATATGTCAAGAACGTGAACTTACTAAAAATGAATACCATAACTTGCTAGGTGAAGCTAAACTAGTGTTCAGTGCTAATCTACAAGAAACACTAGGTATTAGTTGGTACGAAGGTGCATTAGTAGATGCTATTCCTATGGTGCCAGATAGACTAAGTTATACTGAAATGGCATTACCCGAGTTCAAATATCCTAGTAAATGGACAGACGACTATAGTAATTATAGAATACATAGATCAGAACTCGTTGCTAAGATACGTGACTATATGGAAAACTATAATGATTATCTTGTAAGTTTAGAAAAACAACGCACGAAACTTAACAAAGAATTTTTTAGCGGAGCAGCTCTTTATGACGCAATCAAAAGCGAGTGACACTATTACTATTAATGTAGATGAAAGTGATTATACATTTAGTGTTAGTGATTATACAGTTGATACTGTTGACGTTAGTAGTATTACAACAAGTACTATCAATACTAGTACTGTTACGCTCGAAGACACACACTGGGCTGATAGTATTGTTTGGGAGCAAACAGAGTTTGAAGATACAATGCCTAGTGTTGCTAAAGTAGAAGATATGTGCAAAGACTATCCTGCATTAGCTCAAGCATACGAAAACTTTAAAACTATCTACACTCTAGTGCATCAAGACTGGAAAGGCAAGAACGACAAGGACGAGGAGTTACCTTTTTAATGTTACACACTATAGAAGATCTTATACATCGTATTAATTTAATGAAAGACAAAGCAATCTTATTGCATCGAGTTCGTAACGAGTTTGCTGAGATTTCTTATAAAGAATATGACAAAACAACATGTCAAAATCTTATTGCCGATATTCAAGCTATTGCTCGAGGTATTGCTAACGATACTGAAGGCGATGAAATTAAAACCGAAATGGATGAATGGAAAAAATGAAAGATCCTAAAGTAATTGAAATGGTGAAAGATCTTAATACACTAATAAAAGATCTAAATAAACTAAATGCAAAACTTTACAAACAAGGTGTATCATATAGATTACACGACGGCTTTAATAGTGATACAGAAGCAAAAGAAGTTGAAATACAGTACTTAAAACAAACGGTGGAATATTGATGAAAAAGAAGTTTTACAGTTGGGACGATGTGCATAAGGCTGCTCACAGTATTGCCCTACAAATGTATAAAGATACGTGGCGGCCTGATTACATTGTAGGGTTAAATAGAGGTGGATTACCGCTAAGTGTTATACTAAGTCATCTAACTGACTGTAACCATTATGCATTAGATGTAAGACTACGAGATGGTGATGGGCAAGGTCCTGAAAGCAACTGTTGGATGTCAGAAGATGCGTTTGGTTATGTGTCAGAATTAGATCGTGACGGCATTATGGAGAATGTAAAAAGCAATTCAGGTGCAAAGAAAAACATTCTCATTGTAGATGACATCAACGATACTGGCGCTACGTTTGAGTGGATTAAACAAGACTGGCAAAGTTCTTGTTTGCCTGATGATCCTAACTGGAATACTATATGGGGACAAAATGTTCGATTTGCTGTAATGACTGAAAATTTAAGCAGCGAATTTGGTGAAGTACAATATCACTGGGACGAAGTTAATAAGGCAGAAGAAGATGTATGGTTAGTATATCCATACGAGAAACAAGGAAGATAAGATGAAAGAATATTTTAATTTTAATGGAACAGCAAAGCGCCAAGAATATTGGGCAGTATTAGTTATTTCTATTCTAGCATATGTAGCAGGATTTATTGCGATAGAAGGTTCAGGTGGATTAGGTGCGCTGATTGCAATCGTTTTGTTCGTCGCCGCTCTATGGGCTATGATTGCTGTTACAGTAAAGCGCCTGCGTGATGCAGGACTTAACGTATGGTGGATACTAGTTACTTTGATTCCATACGTTGGCACAGTTGCAACTATTGCATTTGGGTGTATCGGATCTAAACAAGAAGACACAGAATGAGTTGCGGATGTGGAAGATCGCCAACAGGCAGATGCGTTGGTTGGCATAGCTTGACAGAAGACGAATATCGTGTTAAACTAGATGAGTATAACAAAAGACAGGCATTAAAGGAGAAAAAAGATGCAGGAACAACTAGTTAAGGCAGCACGTATGCATGCCGAAGGTGAGCTCGAAAGAGCAAAAACAAACATTATGGTGTATATGCATCAAAGTGTCGGTATTGGTGAACATAGCGATATTGTAGAAGCTATTCAAGAAGAACTTGATAAAATGGCTTCGGCAACTGATCGTATCGAAATGTTGAAAGAACATTTCGAATAATGTTTTGGAAAAAAGAAAAACCAAAATTAAAATTTTATTGTCAGCTTCCTGAAGTACAAGAAACTTATCCAATTGTTCCATCAAAGGAAGTAAGCTTTTCTTGGCAAAAGGAAGTTGTCAAAAACTATAAGGCTCAGAATGCAGTAGAAGGTACTAAAAGAGCAATTACTAGTTCTGTAAAATGTCCTGGTATTGTACCTTCTATGCGTATGGGGTATATTGTAAAATCATGGTTTGACCTTACAATAATAACTGAAAAAGATGATCCTAAAAAGTTTCAATACTTTTTCAATGATAAAATGTATCGCTATCTTGAAGAACGAAACTTTCATAAAGCAAGATTAATTTCGTGGTTTAGTTCAGAAGATAAAGCTCATACTGTTCCTCTTGCTGAAAATGATCTACAAGAATTAATTAAAATATCCACGCCGTGGTGGGTTGATGTACCTAAGGGTTATAAATTATTAATTACTCCTATTACATATGGAGACAGAACAGAGTTTTCATCGGTACACGGAGTTCTGGACCATAGTGCTCAATGGCCCATTAATGTTATTTTAAAATGGCATAAAAGACCAGGCGAAACATTTATACCAGCAGGAACTCCACTTTGTCAACTTATATTAGTTAAAGACGATGAGGTTCCTTACGAAATATTGCCATGGACAGAAAAAAATCTTAATGCAGATTTATATAATGATTTTATGAATCATCATAGTTTTACGCCAAAACCGAAAAAATAAGTTGACATTAACCTAAATACATTGTATAATAAATTTAACTACAGGCAATCCACTGCCTTAACATCGGAGAATTAAATGAGTAAAAGTGAAGAAATTAAGGCCCGCCTAGTACAGGCAAAGCAACGCTATTGGGCAGGCGATAACATTTCTGAAGTATTACAGAATGGCGATAAGGAAGAACTTATCGAAGATGCTACACTAGCATTTGAAGGTGTATTAGACGCACTTGTAATTGATCGACACAACGATCCAAACTCAAAAGGTACAGCACGGCGATTGGCTAAAATGTATTTTAATGAGATTATGGCAGGTCGTTATGATCCTATGCCTAGCGCAACAGCATTTCCTAATGATAGCGACGATCGTTACGAAGGTATGCTTGTAGTGCGTTCAGAACTTAAATCAATGTGTTCGCATCATCACCAGCCAGTAAGCGGTGTAGCGTACATTGGTATTATTGCCGCAGACAAACTTATCGGACTTAGCAAATACACACGCATTGCACAGTGGTGCGCTCGACGTGGCACACTGCAAGAAGAACTTGCTAATGATATTGCACGAGAAATTGCAGCAGCAACAGGTGCAGAACACTTAGGTGTTTACATTCAAGCAACACACGGTTGCTGTGAGAATCGCGGCATTATGGCGCATAGTAGTTTAACACAAACAACTGTACTACGTGGTGCATTTAAAACTGATGCAGGTACAAAGAAAGAGTTCTTTGACAACATCAAACTACAACAGGAGTTTAGCTGCTAATGGAATCACCAGTATATGAAAAAGGATATCCGTCACATGAAGCAGTTAACAGAAAGCCAGCAATGAAACTAAGATATTCAGAAGCATTTTATAGTGTACAAGGCGAAGGCAAGTTTGTAGGAGTACCCAGTGTATTCCTACGCACCTTCGGTTGTAACTTTCGTTGCATGAACTTTGGCTTAAAAAATGAACCAATGCGTGATGTAAAACAGAAACAAGGTATTATTCATAATGCCGAAGTACAAGGATTACTTGACGCAGGTGTGCATGAAACTACTAAAGAGTTTAACGACTTGCCTATTATACATACAGGTTGTGATACATATGCTAGTATCTATCCA